ATGCTTAATGAAGATGTATTAAAAATCGTGTTGAATGATAAGACGTTTAGCCAACGTGAATCAGAAAAGATAGTTGGAAGCCGAAGTCGTCTATTCGACCTTGTTGGAAAAGGGAAAATTCGCGCTGAGAAAAAACCCGCCGATAGGCAAAATGGAAGATGGTTTTGCAATGCTTATGATGTTATCAAGCACGCTTCTTTAAGGTATTGATTGTTTGAATTTCAAATAGTTATATCAAGTTAATGCACTGGTTTTAAATGTTTTATAATTAGTAAATCACGCATAAAATAGTTACTTTTATATACAATAAGAAGCTAATAATCAATAAGTTATGAAACGTACACCTACACTTGCTATTTGGATTTTATCATTCATTATAATGGTAATATTTGCCGAGAGTTTGAATACTATATTTTGGATGTCATTCACCGTATTTGTGATAATGTCAATCTACATAGAAAAGCATAGCAAAAGGCTTGAAAGAGAAGAAGAATAAACTTTAAATCATATAACAATGAAGACTAAGGAAGAACTATTGGCTATGAGCCATGAAGAACTTGCAGAATATGCAAGTAAAAAACAGAGTGAGGCGTCTTTGAATGATTATATATCAAAGAACAACGCTCGTCTTAAGGAATTATTAGCTGCCGTAGGTATTGTTTACGACACTTATAAGAGAGAGATACTATGAACCTAGAATTAGCGCAACTGGAATCCGAACTGACAGAAGTAATGGCTTGTGAGTTTAACTATCTGCCAAAATACGGATATTCACCTAAGGATGAAATCATTGAACAGATAGAACAGGATATCGAAGACGTTAAAGCCAAAATATCCGCAAACGAATTTGACTATTCCGATGAAGAACTTGAGCTTGAAAGAGCTATGTTGTGCCAATCGTTAGGAATCCCAAGATATTGTTGAACTTTAAAATATTAGAGCAATGGAAGAAAAACAAGTAACAGAACTGCAAATCATTCAAGCGAAACAAGCTGCTGAATTTGCAATGACACCGGTAGGACAGACTGTAAAGCAGTTTGAAATCATGCAACGCATGGCTAATATGTATACTGCAAGTACAATAGTTCCTGATACCTATAAGGGGAATGTTGGTAACTGCGTAATAGCACTGGATATGGCTATGAGAATGAATGCTAATCCGCTAATGGTTATGCAGAACCTGTACATCGTTTATGGTAATCCATCTTTCAGCAGTAAGTTCCTGATAGCAACTATCAACGCAAGCGGTAGGTTTTCTCCTCTAAGATACGAGTTCAAAGGAGAAGAAGGAACACATGGATATGGTTGCAGATGCGTAGCTTACGAAGCAAGCGATAAGGAGCACAAAGAGCCCTTGCACGGTGATTGGATAACAATGGGCATGGCTGAAAAAGAAGGTTGGACTAAGAAAAATGGCTCAAAGTGGCAATCAATGCCAAGCCAGATGCTTCGCTATCGTGCAGCAGCATTTTGGCAGCGTGTGTATTGCCCTGAGATAAGTATGGGGCTTATAACTAAAGAAGAAGCTGATGACATTCAAGATGCCGAATATGAAGAAATCAAACCAAAGGATAAGTTGGCGGATATTGCAGCTAAAGCCGCAGGAGTTGAAGAACAAAAGCCTGACGTTCCAGCCGAAACTGCACAAGATAATGCAAACAAACAACCTGCTCAAAAATCACTGTTATAATGGAAGCTCAGCATACATTAGAATGGTATCGTAAACGTCTTGGAAAAATCACCGGCTCTCGTGTCGGTGATTTAATGAAATCCAGTCGCAAGAAAGATGAAATCTTTGGTGATACTGCCAAATCTTATATCTACCAATTAGCATCTGAAAGGGATATGAATCCGAACATCGTTGAAGATGATGAATTGTTCGAGTTATACCTACAGCAAGTTGGATTTTCGTCAAAGGCTATTGAATGGGGAAATCAGCAAGAAGAAAATGCCCGCCAGTTATACATCAAGAACACCGGAAGGAATATGGCTGAAACCGGATTGTGCGTTCATCCAACTATTCCAAACTTCGGTTCTTCTCCTGATGGTTACTATTATGATAGCGGAGATAAAGGAACTTTAGAAGTGAAATGTCCTAATCAAAACACTTTCATGAAGTACAAGGTAGAAATAAGCGATAACGCAAGTTTATTACTTACGAAACCTGAGTACTTCTTCCAATGCCAATCACACATGATGGTTACAGGCGCTAGTTGGTGCGACTTTGTTGTGTATTGTCCGTTTCAGCGTAATCCGATTCACATAACAAGAATATTCCCGGACGGTTCTTGCTTCGATATGATTGAGAAGCGTATCCGCATAGCCAACGATATTATTGACGAATTAATTGACGCAGAATAATGGGAGAACTATTAATAAAAGAGACACAACTTCATCGCATTATCCGCAAGACTGGTAGAAAGCCATGTGAATGCAAATGCTCGTTGTGTAAAATGCAATGTCATACTCCATGTCTCGGCACCCCACAGGATATAGAAATGCTTATAGATGCCGGATATACCGATAATTTAGCGCCAACTCTTTGGGGAGTTGGAATGATGATTGGAGTTATTGATATTCCAATCCCTATGATTCAAGCCATCGCAGGTGACGAATACTGTGTGTTTTTCCATGATGGATTATGCGAACTTCACAGCAAAGGATTAAAACCTACTGAAGGACGTTTATCTCATCATTCTACACGAATTGACAATTTCAAGCCATCAAAAAGCATAGCGTGGAATGTCGCTAAAGAATGGCTTTCCGAAGAGAATGCAGAAGTTATTGAACGTGTAGCTGATAAATATAGTAGAAACTTAAAGCGTGTAGAATAATGAAGCCAGATATTATAATCAAACAGTTGGATAATGGATGTTTTGATGTTCATGTAAATGATAAAAGTACAGACCAATTATCATTTGATGAAATGCTTGGTGTTGTTGCTCAATTGACTGTCCCTGAAAATAAAAGATGCCTTGAATGGCTTAAAACTAAAGAGCAACACGGCGCTTTTAAAAATAGGAACAAACAGATATTAGAATGAATACAAGCTATAAAGAAAATACCCCAGACAACTTTTGGCAAATCAGATGGCTTGACAAGTACATGGAAGGTCACAAGGGGTTCATTGCCGGTGGATGTTTTAAGAATATTCTTTCTGGGGAGAAAGTCAAAGATATTGATATATTCTTTGAAGATGAAGATGACTTCCAAGATGCTGTAGATTTATTCAATAGCGATGGCTATGTGAAGGATGGTTGGAAGTTTAAATATCGGAATGAAAAAGTATGTGCTTTTCAGAAAGATGGTGAAAAGGTTTGGGTTGAATTTATTGAATCCGAATTTGGTACACCGGAGGAAATTCTTAAAAGTTTTGATTTTACCGTTGCGAAAATGGCTTATTTCAAGAAGCCCCAATATAACAACGACGACGATGATGATATTCCTTTTTCATCCAATGAAATAGTTGGCTATGAATACCGACTACTCCATCACGAAAATTTTTTCGAGCATCTTCACATGAAAAGGTTGGTTATTGATGAAAATATTCCTTTCCCAATTAGCACATGGGAACGTACATACCGATACAAAGGCTATGGTTATAACATGTGCCGGGAAACCAAGAAAAAGCTTTTAGAAGCTATTCAGAAAACGAATTTAGATTCTGCCGATTTGTCTATGTACAATAATGGTGGATGGGACTAATAAAAATATAGAGCAATGGACACACAATTAGCAATCCAAGAAACTGACCTCGAACTGGTCGTTAGTGAAAAAACACTCGGTAGTCTTACTACCAATGCAAAGCAAATCAGAGATATTGTAATGGCAAATCTGTCAAAGTATGACATATCCAACTACACGGATGACAATATCGACCAAGCAAAGAAAGATAAAGCGGCTCTTAATAAAGCTGCCAAAGCACTCAATGCCAAACGCCTTGAAATTGAGAAAGAGTTCATGAGACCTTTCGGTGAGTTCAAAGAGGTCATCGCAGAAACCGTAAAATTGATAGGCGACTGTTCTGCTAAGATTGATGTAGTAGTCAAGCAGAATGAGCAACAGTATAAAGACAAGAAGCGTGCTACCATCAAAACCTATTTCGATGGGATGAACGTAAATCTCGTGGACTTCAACAAGGTGTTCAAAGCAGACTGGCTCAATAAGTCCGCAAACATGAAATCTGTTTGCAATGATATTGATACTATCTTCTCTTTGGTTGAAAAGGATATTGAAACCCTGAAAACCTTTGGAGAGGACTTCGATGTTCTGCGTACCTACTATATGGACACCTTGAATATCAATAATACCATCCAATATGCCAATCGCTTGAAAGAACAGCGTGAGCGTGCGAGAGCAGCCGAAGAAGCTAGACTGAAAGCGGAACGAGAACGAAAAGAAGCGGAAGAACAGCGCAAGACAGAAGATGAACAACAGAACGTGCGCCCTGCTAATCCATTCGCAAGAATGAACCAACAAATGAGTGAACAACCTGTTTTTGTTGAACAGCTCAAAACGCAACCTGCGCCAGTGAAAGAAGAATTACTCACCCGTGCTTTCAAAGTAACCACTACACGTGAAAACATCATCGCTTTAGGTAATTTTATGAATGAGAGAGGTATCGATTTCAACAAGATTGAGTTGCCATGAAGAGATATGGAGTTATGCAAGACCGATATACAGAACCTTATTCGTCTCCTTGATAAGAGTGCTGAACTGATTGACAAGCACTGTAAGAAACCTTGCGAGCAGGATAAAGCTAGGCAACTTCGCAAAATGAGTAAGAAATTGAAGAATAAAATTAATTCAAATCTAAGTAGAAATGAAGCTAAAAGACATAGTAAGCCAATTGGCTAATCGAATAAACCAACCTCATGTGATTGAAGTTTATCTTCGACAAATTTATGCGAAAGGTTTTGTGGAGGGAACCAAGCAATCCTCGTGGATAAGCGTAGAAGAACAATTACCAGAGGAAAATACAGGTGTCTTTTTTACTGTAGAATGGAAAGATTCTCATAAAGGATACTTTGTTGGATTGTATTATGGAAATGGTCAATGGGAATCGGATCATCGAATATTCTTGCCAAACTCTCCTTTGGGTCGTATTACTTATTGGATGCCAATACCTAAGTTTAACGAATAAAACTAATCAATATGAAAATAGAGACTAAATTTAATATTGGTGACAAGCTCAAGTTTACTAAGGATGGAGACCTGTTAGAGGCAGAAGTAATTGTTGTAGAGACTTTAAACAAGTCGGACGTATCGTTTATAACTTATGTTGTTATGACTAAAGATGGAAGGTTCTTCCGAAGGTATGAATATGAATTGAACGATTTAACTTCATAAAGAATAGAAATGAAAGCAATAACAATAAAGCAACCGTGGGCATCCTTGATAGTTCACGGTATCAAGGACATTGAGAACCGGAGTTGGCAAACAAATTTCCGTGGACGTGTACTGATACATTCAAGTGTAAAGGGGGATATTTCCAAATTTGGATGTTTACAGCCAAACCAAAGACTAAAGGTGCTTAATACACCTATGAGTCGTATAGGTTTCAACGATCTTCCTTTTGGCTCCATCATCGGTAGCGTGGAGATTGTAGACTGTGTGCAGAACTATGCATCTGTTTGGGCAGATAAAGGTGCATACAATTGGGTATTGGCTAATCCTGTCTTATTCCCTGAACCAATACCTGCTAAAGGGAAACTCTCATTTTGGGAATATGATAGAATCCAACAGCCGCAATCCGATGGCGACCACAAGATTTGTATGTGTCGCATATGCGTTGATGAAAAAGTTCAGGTGATGAGTATGGGGAATTATTTCGTATGTAAATATTGCGGTGGACGCTGGTACAAATAAATTCAAAATCGATGTAGGAATGAATAAAAATGTATCTAAATATGCTTCTGAGCATTGGAGCAATAGCGATTATAAGGTAAGAGCCGAAATAGCTCATCAAAAAAGTGTATGTGTAGCTACCTCTGTTGTAAGAAAGGCTGTATTGGAAACCTTTGAAAAGGCTTTCTATCTTGCTGGGGAAGAGATGAAACAGAAAGCTATTGAATCTTATATAGAAAACTGTGAGTACAAATCGGATTGGTGCTGCGATTGCGCAGATGTATGCATAGGTAGGGATTGCCCTACTGTGAAACAATTTATTGAAAAACTTAATTCGTAACTGAAAAGATATGAGCAAAATAGCAATATCAGAAAAAGTACAGCAATTTATTGCAGAGCGTACAGATAAAGCAGGTGGCTACTATGAGTATATCGATGTCATAGCACAAAAACATGCCTTAGAAGCTGCCGAAATGGTAAGGCAGGAAACAAAAGAAAAATGTCAAATTGCCTTTCGCAACTTTATGCTTAGAGCAACTCTTGCAAATGTTTCCGGTGAATCACTTGACTTTGAAAAAGAGTTTGCAGATACTATGAGTAAAATTTAACTAATAGCAATAAAGAAATGACTGAAATGATATTTCCGCAGGAGAATAGAGATTTAAAACTTACCTGCAAACTACATATTGATATACTTGGTACCTCTGCTTGTTATTCATTTAAGTTAATGTAACGAGCAAAGGGTAAACGGAAATGGCATGAACTGAAAGGGTATGAGTGCCAATACCGTGTAAGCACAGATATGGACGATATTTTAAGGTACCTTTCGAGAAGTCAGGTAATGGGATTAGCTGAATTAGAGTATAAAAAGTATGCTCCATCAGAAAGTTTGTTTAACGTATAACAAAGAAAGTAATGAAGAAAATAATGTTTAACGATAAATACGGCTTAACTCAAGCTGTATTAGATGGTCGAAAGACTATGACGAGAAGGTTATGTAAAATACAACGTCCTTCATTGGATTACGGGATTGTTTTCCCTGTTTTCGAGAGTGACCCCGAAAATTCACCTCTTAATTATGCTTATGGATGGCGCAATATTAAGACAGGACATTTTGCTGGATGGAATAAGCCAGCATATTTACCGGGTGATATAGTCGCCATATCTATGAGTTATGAACATGTTTTCTATGAGTTACATTGCGGACTTCCCGAAGAGTGCGGTACGGGAGCAGGTTGGGAAAATAAGATGTTTGTTAAGGCTGAATATATGCCTTACAAAATTGAAATTACGAATGTCGGTATGAGTCTACTACAAAATATTTCCGATGATGATTGCATAAAAGAAGGTGTTTATAGGCTTGATTCTGCAAATGGAAGTGGCGGTATTGCTTATTCTTTCGCTAATGCTTCCGATAAAAAACATATCGGACTATATGATACTCCCCGTGAAGCCTTTGCCGCTTTGATAAACAAAGTATCCGGAGGAGGAACATGGGAACGTAATTCTTTTGTTTGGGTGTATGAATTTAAACTGTTTGACTAATAACAGAAAAAATATGAATAAGAAGATTTTTTGCGAGAAGTGCCACAAGTGGCACACTATCACTATTACAGAGGAAGATAAGTTTGCAATTTGCCCTAACAAGCGTTGCGGTCATTTGATTTTTATCTGATATGAAGAAACTCGGCGTTAGTGCTGCGCACATTACCATAGAGATAAATACGGACTCACAGGCAGGTTATTCACTTCATGTACCATCTGACGAAAGCATATCTAATTTTAATAATTGGTTCTTTCATTATGACTTCGGAGACTGGGAAGCAGAAGAATTTGAAACTGCCTTTTGTACTGTAATTCAACTAAGGTTGAGTAATAAGAATAGTGATTACAGCAAGGTGAATGAACTCATAAAAGTCATTGAAACTGCTGCTAAAAAGATTTTAAAGAAGTAA